GGGCTTTGCCTGTTGCGGATGCCCCCGAACACCTTCTGGACCATGACCCCGCGTGAGTTCTTTGCCGCCGCAGGCGGGTTGAAGCCGAGAGGCGACGCCCCTTCGCGCACCGATCTTGCCGGTCTTATGGCCCATTTCCCGGATGAGGAACACGTTGATGGATGAAACCGACCTGACCAGTTTTGACGGCGCATCACAGGCGCTCGGCCAGACCATTTCCGATCTTGAGGCCCGTTCGCGGTCCTTCGGTTCGGCGCTGACGGCGGCACTGAAAGGCGCGGTCGTCGATGGCAAGGGCCTCGACAGCGTGCTTCAGACGCTTGGCCTGCGGCTTTCTTCCATTGCCCTTTCGGCGGGGCTGAAGCCGCTCGAAAATCTCGTTTCCAGCGGCATGGAAAGCGTCATGTCCGGCATTGGCAGCCTGTTTGGCTTTGCCGATGGCGGCGTGCCGGGCCGCGTCGTGCCCTTTGCCAATGGCGGCGTGGTGTCTTCGCCCTCCTTCTTCCCGATGGGCGGTGACATGGGCCTGATGGGCGAGGCCGGAGCGGAAGCCATTCTGCCGTTGAAGCGCGGTGCCGATGGCTCGCTGGGCGTGGCGATGAACGGCGCGGCAAGCGGCCCCTCGATTGTCTTTAACGTGACCGCCACCGATGCGGCGAGCTTCCGCAAGACCGAAGGCCAGATCGCCGCCATGCTGGCGCGCACCGCCGGACGCGGCCAGCGGCAGCTGTGAAGGTTGAGGGGAGCCCCTCATCCGGCTGCCGCCCCCTTCTCCCCGCAGGCGGGGAGAAGGGGAATAGGCAAGGTTTTGCCCCCCGTCTTTGGGTGGAAAGAGTCGTTCGCCAGCACAGCCCCTCTCCCCGCAGGCGGGGAGAGGGCCGGGGTGAGGGGCGAAAGCACAGATAATATATCAGAGGTGAACGATGACCACAGGCTTTCATGAGGTGCGCTTTCCGCTGCGCCTTGCGCTTGGCGTTTCCGGCGGGCCGGTCCGGCGCACTGAAATCGTCAATCTTTCCAATGGTCGCGAAACGCGTAACAGCCGCTGGGCGCAGTCGCGCCGCGCCTATGATGCAGGCTCTGGTTTGCGCTCGGTCGGCGACCTTTACGAGGTTCTCGCCTTCTTCGAGGCAAGGCAGGGCGAGCTTTACGGTTTCCGCTTTCGTGATCCGCTGGACCATGCCTCCGCAGCGCCGGAAGCAGCCATCACGCCCCTCGATCAGCCGATTGGCACAGGGAACGGCACCAACCGCACCTTCCAGCTTGTGAAGCGCTATGGCGATGCCGAGGCAAGTTATGCCCGCACCATTTTGAAGCCAGTGGGGGCAAGCGTGCGCGTCGCCGTCGCGGGCGTGGAAAAAGCAGCCTCCGCCTTCCAGTGCGATCCGGCAACCGGAACGGTGACCTTCGCGGCTGGGCAGGCCCCGGCCAATGGCGCGGCGGTGACGGCTGGCTTCGAATTCGACGTGCCGGTGCGCTTTGATACCGACCGGATCGACGTGAACCTTTCCGCCTTTCGCATCCCCGCCATTCCGCTGATGGAGATCCTGCCATGAGAACGGTTCCTCCGGCTCTCGCCGCGCATTTGGCCACGGGCGTGACGACGCTTTGCCATGGCTGGCGCCTGACGCGTCGTGATGGCCTGGTGATGGGCTTTACAGACCACGACCGCACGCTTGTCTTCGACGGCACGACCTTCCTCGCGGCCAGCGGCTTTTCCGCCAGCGGACGCGAGGAGGCGCAGGGTCTGGCGAGCGCGACCAGCGAGGTGACGGGCGGGTTTTCAGCCGAGTCGATCACGGAATCCGATCTGGCAGCAGGCCTTTATGATGGTGCGCGCGTCGAACTCTTCCTCGTCAATTGGGCCGATCCGTCGCAGCGCCTGCGGCTCAAGGTGGAGGAAGTGGGCGAGGTAACGCGTGCCGGTTCCGCCTTTAAAGCCGAACTGCGCGGCATGGCGCATCGCCTCTCGCAGCCTCAGGGCCGTGTCTATACGCGGGCCTGCGATGCGGCCCCCGGTGACGCCCGTTGCGGTGTTTCGCTCGATGATCCGCGCTGGCATGCCGAGGCGACTGTTGTGGCCGTTCTCGATGAAAGCCGCTTGCGGCTGGAGGGCTTGTCGGGCCATGCGGACGGTCTGTTCCGCAATGGCCGGCTGACCTTCACCAATGGAACGCTGGCCGGTGAGGTGGCGGAGATCGATGACCAGACAGGTGATGCCGTGCGCCTGTGGTTGCCGCTGTCCGCCCTGCCGGATGAAGGCGATGCGGTGCGGGTGACGGCGGGCTGTGACCGAAGCCTTGCCATGTGCCGTGCGCGCTTTGAGAACGCTGCGAACTATCGCGGCTTTCCTCACATGCCGGGTGCTGACTTTGCTTACTCCTATGTCGATGGCGACAGCACCCATGATGGCGGAGCGCTGTTTTCATGAGTATGCGCGATGATGTTCTGAGGATCGCCACGCGCTGGATCGGCACGCCCTATCGCCATCAGGCGTCGCTTGAAGGCGTGGGGACCGACTGCCTCGGCCTGATCCGCGGCGTGTGGCGCGAGCTTTACGGGGCGGAGCCGGAACTTGTGCCCGCCTATGCGTCGGACTGGGCCGAACGTTCGGGGCAGGAGCGCCTGATGGAAGCGGCAACCCGCCACTTCGGGCCATCGATCCCCTTTGCCGAAGCGCGACCGGGCGATCTCTTGCTGTTTCGCTGGCGGGCCGGCTGTGCCGCCAAGCATGCGGGCATTCTCGCTCCCGAAGGCGGCTTCATCCACGCTTACGAACAGGCCGCCGTGATCCGTTCGGCGCTGACGCCCTCCTGGGCGCGCCGCATTGCCGCCGTCCACGTTTTTCCGGAGATTTGAATGGCAACGCTTCTTCTTCAGACGGCCGGTGCCGCCCTTGGCAGCGTTTTTGGTCCCGTTGGCATGATGCTTGGCCGTGCGGCGGGGGCTCTTGCCGGAAACCTCATCGACCAGCAGTTGATGGGGGGCAGCACGACCAGACGCGCCAAGCATCTGCAGACAGCTCGCATCGCAGGCGCGGATGAGGGCGCGGCGATCCCGCGTCTCTACGGTACGGCCCGTCTCGGCGGCACGCTGATCTGGGCGACGCGCTTCGAAGAGGTGCGGGTTGCCGAGCGCGCCGGTGGCAAGGCGGGCGGCAGCAAGGTGGAAAGCTATCGCTACTACGCCAATTTTGCCGTCGCTATCTGCGAAGGCCCGGTGGCAGCATTGCGCCGCGTTTGGGCCGATGGCCGCGAACTCGACCTGACGACGGTGGAAATGCGCTTTTATGAAGGGCGTGATGACCAGCCGGTCGATCCGCTGATCGAGGCAAAGCAGGGGGAGGGCAAAGCCCCGGCCTATCGCGGGGTCGCCTATGCCGTGTTCGAACGCCTGCCGCTGGATGGCTATGGCAACCGCATTCCCGTGTTGCAGTTCGAGGTGATCCGCCCGGTGGGCACGCTGGAAAGCCGCATTCGCGCCATCACCATCATTCCCGGAGCGACCGAGGAGGGCTATGCGAGTGAAGCCGTCTCGCACCTGTCTGCGCCCGGCACCAGCAGCCTTCTCAATCGCAATAATCTGATCGCGCCGACCGACTGGCAGGCCTCGCTGGATGAACTGACGGCATTGTGTCCGGCGCTTGAAAGCGTGGCGCTGGTTGTCGCGTGGTTCGGCACGGACCTGCGCGCAAGCCATTGCCGCATTGTTCCGGGTGTTGAAGCGGCTGTGCGCGGCGGCGAAAGTCGTGCGTGGCAGGTGGCGGGTCTGACACGGGCCGAGGCGCATGTCATCAGCACCGTTGATGGCGGGCCAGCCTTTGGCAGCACGCCGTCCGACAAAAGCGTGCTGGAGGCGATTGCCGATCTCAAGGCGCGCGGCCTCAAAGTGTTCCTCTATCCTTTCCTGATGATGGACATTCCGGCGGGTAACGCTCTGCCGGACCCCTATGGCGGCACGGAACAGGCAACCTATCCCTGGCGTGGACGTATCACCGGAACAACTGAAACGGCTGCCAACGATGCGCTGGCCTTTACCGGCACGGCGACAGCCGCGAACTTTTCGACCGTGAGCGGCCTGCCGGTCTATGGCGGTGCGGATGAGGGTTATCGCCGTTTCATCCTCCACTATGCGAAGATGGCAGAGCTAGCGGGTGGGGTGCATGGCTTCATTCTCGGTTCTGAGCTGCGTGGATTGACGACGCTTCGCGCCACCAATGGCACATTCCCCTTCGTGACGCAGATGGTTGCTCTTGCCAGCGACGTTCGCGCTTTTCTGGGCGGTGCAACGAAGCTGACCTATGCCGCCGATTGGAGCGAGTATTTCGGGCATCATCCGGACGACGGTTCCGGCAACGTCTTCTTCCATCTCGATCCGCTCTGGGCCTCTCCGGCCATCGATGCGGTCGGGATCGACAACTACATGCCGCTGTCGGATTGGCGGGACGAGGATCTGTCGGGCGTCAATCCGGATGGCTTCCGTCTGGTCGACGATGCGACGGCCATGCAGAAGGCCATCACGGCGGGTGAGGGGTTTGACTGGTATTATGCCGACGAAGCGGGCCGGGCGGCGCGCACGCGTCTGCCGATCACCGACGGGCTGGCCGGAAAGCCGTGGGTCTATCGTTTCAAGGACATCACCGGCTGGTGGTCGAACCCGCATTACGACCGGGTGAATGGTGCGGAAGCGACGAACCCCACGGCGTGGGTTCCGGGCATGAAGCCGGTGTGGTTCACAGAACTCGGATGCCCGGCCATTGATAAGGGGGCAAGCCGCCCGAATGTCTTCCTCGACCCAAAATCCGCAGAAAGCGCGCGGCCCTGGGGTTCCTCTGGTGGACGCGCCGACAGCCAGCAGCGCCGCTTTCTCGAGGCGCATCTCGACCATTGGCAGGCGGGAGGCCCGGTCGACCCGGCGCATCTGTTCCTCTGGACCTGGGATGCACGCCCCTATCCGGCCTTTCCGGAAAATACGGCGCTGTGGTCCGATGGCGCGAATTGGCAGACGGGCCATTGGCTGAACGGGCGTCTGGGCACCGCAACACTTGCCGATACGCTGGCGGCGATCCTCACCGATCATGGCATTGGCGATGTCGATGTTAGCGCCGTTTCCGGCGATCTGGGCGGTTATGTGCAGGGCGATGTGGCCTCGGCCCGCGACCTGATCGAACCGCTGATGGACGCGTTCGGGATCGATATGCACGAGGAGGAGGGCACTCTGGTGTTCCGTTCGCAGCGCGAGGCAAGCCTGCCTCCGGTGACGCTCGACGTGCTGGCGGAGGAAGACGAGGGGCCGTTGTGGAGCGAAACGCGCGGCCATGACAGCGATTTTGCCAGCGGCGCGATCCTCAATTTCACCGATGCCGCCAGCGCGTACGAAACGGCCAGCGTCCGCTCTCGCCGCGTGGCCGGCGCAAGCGCCCGGCTTATTGCTGATAACCTTCCGGCGGTGGTGACGCGCGAACGAGCGCAAAGCGCGGTGGAAGCACGGCTTCGCGAGCACCATCTGGCGCGCCGCACGATCTCACTCTCGCTTTCGCCGCAGGATATCGTGGTCAACGCCGGGGACGTGATCAGCATTGCCGATGGCCCGAGCGGGCGCTTCATGGTGACGCGGGTCGAGGAGGGCGAGTTTCGCCGGATCGAGGCGCGGGAGTATTTTCCCGCCGCGGCATCGATCGGTGCTGCCGCCGCATCGCGCCCGGGTTCCACCGCATCGATGAGTGGCTTCGCCCCGCTGGTCTGCCTTCTTGACCTTCCGCATTACGAAGGAAGCGATGATGCGGGCCTTGCCCGTGTCGGCGCCTATGTCCGGCCTTGGCGGCGCGTGGTGATCTCGGCCTCGGCCAGTACGGAAAATTACGCCACGCGCGCCATTCTCGACCGTCCGGCGAAGATCGGCGCGTTGGTCGTGGCGCTTCAACCCGGTGTCGCGGGGCGTTTTGACGAGGCGAATACGATGACCCTCGATATGGGCGAGGGCGATCTGTCGTCCGTCACGGCGGTGGATGTTCTGAACGGCGCCAACCGTCTGGCGGTTGAGGCGCAAAACGGCGTCTGGGAGGTCATCGGCTTTCGTGAGGCGGTCGAAATCGCCCCCTATCGCTGGCGGTTGAGCGGCTTGCTGCGCGCCCTTGGTGGTACGGATGATGCGATGCAAGCGGGCGCTGCAATCGGTGCGCGATGCATAGTGCTCGATGATGCCGTTCAGCCTCTGGCGATGAATTCCGCCGAAGCCGGGCTTGCCCGCAACTATATCGCCGAACCCGCCACGGGTGCGATGGCGATGGCCGGTCCCTTCAGCTTTGCCGGTGGTGTGCGGGCCTCTACGCCTCTGGCCCCTGTCCACCTGCGCGCCAAACGGGAAGCGACCGGGGACATTACCCTTAACTGGACCCGGCGCGGCAGGCTTGATGCCGATAATTGGAACGCTGCCGAAATTCCCATGGATGAGGAAGCCTTGAACTTCGAGGTGGACATCCTGTCGGGCGGCACGGTCCTGCGGACCCTTTCGGTGGGGGATGTCTTCGCCACCTATGCCGCAGCCGATGTGGCGGCGGATTTTCCAACCCCGATCAGCACGCTCGACATCCGGGTGTGCCAGATCGGCCGGGCCGTGGGAGCAGGCATTGCTGCAGTGCAGCAAGGTCTTCGCATCAATTAATCACCGTGAGAAAGGACCTGAAATGAAGAACTGGTACCAGTCGAAAACCATCTGGGGCGCAATCGTTGTGATTCTGGCCTCGCTTCTGCGATTTGCGGGCATTGAATTCGGCCTTGCAGAACAGGCTGAACTGACCGACGCACTGACCACCATCGCAGGTGCAGCAGGCGGCGTTCTAGCGCTTTACGGGCGTTTGACGGCAGTTTCGACCATCGTTACGCGAAAGTGAGGGGATAATTCCCCTCATTTTAAGCCTGTTCACGCCATTCATTTGCCATTCAGCCGTTGTGAGCTAAACACTGTTGCAACAATAGAATTCACGATGGAAAGTCGGGTTATGGCATCACCATTGATCATAACGGCCCTTGCGGCGGGCCTTTCCGGTTTTTCTTCAGCTGACGAACTGCCTCGCACACAGGTCCTGCTCGTCGCCGGAGATTGCCGTGTTGCAGCCGCGAAGGCGGTTGAACAGACGGGTGGACAGCTTCTTTCGGCACAGCCTGCCGGAGATGGGCAGAGCTGTGTCGTCACCGTTCTGGTTCAGGGCAATGGAGAGCGTCCGCGCAAGGTTACCGTCAGGCTGCCCATGTAA